GGGTGGGTGGAGTTTGCTCATAAAAGAGACGGGGCATGCCTGTCCAAAAGTAAGCTTGATAATCTTCGCCTGCGGCACAATATAAATCTAGTACTCCAGTGCTATTTGCATATTGTTCGGCTCCCAAATAAAAGCCGCCATAAACGAAGTTGATAGTCCATTGGTCAGTTTTACCTGGTACAAACCTATCGCGTGAGTAGAAAGGAACTTCAAACTCGAGATTTTGTTTGTAAGATCCACTGGTAATAACCATGCCCTCTACTCCTGAGCAAGGAATTCCATCTTTCCCACGGGAAGTGGAGATGTTTTCGGCTGTGACAGCCGTACTGGCGGGATAAGAACCTGGAGTCAATGCGAAGGTATTAGTACTATCCTCAGTATAAGACGACACGTCAGAAAATCTCTGTGCTTCTATCTTTCCAAAATCATAATCATATTTGGTATTGGCTGCAACTGTTTTCCAGCGTATAGAACCACGCCATCCAGAAAAACAAGTGGTAATCCAATGTAGATGAACAGTGTTAACATAATTATATGCTATCAAAGAATCCGTTGTATCTACAGCAGCTGTCGCTCTCCCTCGGTACATAGGGAAATTAGCCATGGTATACTGGTGAAATTTACCAGTTGTTCCAGGGCTATTTCCCAAACGGCGGGACAGATTATATCTTTTGAGAAAATTCCGCATAGAAGATACGGTTTCGCCACAATAAACAGCTGACAATTTATCACTAACAGTCATAGTGGGTCCCAACATGTGAATTTCAGACGCAGTAATTCCGTTGTTAGCAGTGCTACGAGTATCAGATAAAGTACCTGATTGCGGTCTGAAAACAAAGTTTTGGAAATGATCGGTAGGAATAAAAACTTCAAAATCATCAGCAGCAGAAACAAATACATTGATTTGAATATCGTTATTAATAGTACTGTTCGGCACAGTAAGTTCATTGACAACATAGACAGCCAAAGTTCCATTACCCGTATCGACAGACGCATAGGGAGTAGTACTAAAACATTGGGTGACACTATCAATAGCGGGTGTTAATTTACTAACCAATGAAAGGTTTTGTCCATTGCCAACCTGCATAGTAACGTCCTTGGTCTCTGAAATATCAACAATCTTCATATAATTGATATTATATTCGTTAGACTCAATATAATTAGGATCATACACAAATTTTAGACGTCCCTTGTGAAAACCGGAACACACTATCTGAAAACGAAATTTTAGAGAGCCTGTCCAATGTGCAAAAGGCATAGATGCAACTGCTACAGGTGTAAGATGATATTCAGTCTTACCAGACACGGCAACTTCGTCCCACAAAGATGGTTGAACGCGAACATTCCACAACAATGATTCTGCACTAGTGCTCGTAGCCCACCCGAAAGTGGTGAGATAAGATTCTCTACCAGCAATAGATTTGATAGCCAAGTTATCACAGTCATTGTCTAGACCAGAAATACGAGGATCTACTGTCAGTTCTTGTAGATCATCATATGTAAGCTTTGTGACATTGTCTGGTGTGTTGGTAGTAGCAAACTGACCGACACACTGCGTCTGTACTGGCATAGATGCACGAGTGACAGGTGGGCGACTGTATCCAAAAGCTTTAGCTATATCTGAAACTGCAGTGGCTGCTATTTCAGTGGCCATGGCAAAAGGTGCTATAGGAGGTATTGTGCGCAAAGTAGATGCGACCTTAGCCACAGTAGTAGCTGGCTTGGAGATTACACCTTCCTTATTTGCCTCTGTAGTCTCCTTGGTACCCATCTGCGCAATGAGATCCGTTGAATTGAGAGAAGTCAATACAG